TCTTGATCTGCTACGAAAGCAGACTTATACTGATACTCGGCAAGGATAAGAACCAACTGAGGTACAGTCCTACCAGTTAGATTAGCACTCAACCCTTCATAGATCTTACGAAAGATCATATTAGGATCGTTGTCAAGGTTCTCTACAACCCAACTACGAACAGTACTAAACTCTTTCTTTGACATTGCTTTAATAAGAGAAGAGATATCCAGTTCAGATATATCAACGAGGATGCCACTGTCTACAGATCCACTAGCAGAGTGTCTCTGTAACTCATTAAGAGTACGTCTCCAGTCTGGATAATGTTTCTGTACTAACTTGACTAGTACCTTATCTTCAGCAGTGACTGCGTTCTCCTTAAGGATCTGTCTGATCCTCATAAAGAATTGTCCTTGTAGATCTAACTTATCTTCCTTCTTAATTACAAAATCAAATACAGAGCACCTAGACTGTAATGGTTGAATGATCTTGTTCTTGTAGTTACAAGTAAAGATAAACCTACAGTTGTTCTGATAGTCTTCGATGGCAGCACGTAACTGTGACTGAACGTCAGCAGTCATATTATCTGCTTCATCTATAATGACGCATTTGTGCTTTGACCCTGTAAGACTAATAGAGCTAGCAAAGTTTTTAACTCTTGTTCTAACTGTATCAAGGTAGCGACCTTCATCAGAACCATTAATAACAATATTGCTAACACCCAACTCATCGCAAAGAGCACGAGCGATTGTCGTCTTGCCAACCCCACTAGTTCCTGAGAGGAGGAGGTTAGGGAACTCTCCAGCGTCCACAAACTCCTGAAACGTTGTCTTAAGGTTTTCAGGTAGGATACAATCATTGATTTTGTTAGGACGATATTCTTCGACCCATAAGAACTTCTTCATCTATGGCTCCAGTGCAATGTAATAACTCAAGTCAAGATCACTATGATTCCACTTGGATATTAATTTACTGGATACACTTACTTTGTAGTCTCCCTGAAAGAGTCGGAGATTTTCAACTTTGAAATCAAGTGCATAGTCACCGTCTGTGGATCCTTGTACAACTTGATCATAATGGTTCGATGTGTCGTCTTCTTTGTCACGTACCTTTAGAATAACGGTTTGCTCTTCACCACTAACAGTAAAGTCTGGTAGGCCATATACAGCAGCAGCTCTGGTTAATGCACCAATCTGTTCTTCTGTAACTGAGAACTCAATGTTCCCACCAGGAAATTTGATCTCACGATCAGGTGCTGCTTTCATAGTGATTTCAGGATCACTAAAGAAGTATTTGACTCTACGTCCCTGACCTCCATCTTTAATCGTAACGTAGTTAGGATTATCGAAGTGTAGTACAGGATCATCAAACAACAGGAGACCAGCAATGAACTGGTTCAAGTCATAGATGGCAAAGTCAATAGGGAATGTCTCTTCTACCTTAGCAGATGCAAGAATGTTTTCTGCATTACTAATAGTCTTAAGAACGTTTCCAGTCTTCACAACAATGCTAGTGTTGATTGTGGCAAAGTTTTTTAAAATTGCTAGTGTCTGTTTTGACAGAGTAACTGCGGTCATTTGTCGTAATCAACTGAGAATGATGTAGTTCCATCATTGATAGCGAGGGCTCTTGCCGTCTTATCATTGAAATGGAGTAAGAGTACAGCGTAGTGAACAATCTTAATGATGTCCTTACGTGCTGAACCCTTTCGATCGTAACGAGAAGCATACTTTAGAATGTTACTTCTGCAAAATGCTTCTGCGTCACCTACCGAGTCGATGAGATCCAGTGTTTGAACCCCACCCTGACTATAGTGTCCTCGGTATGTTTGGCTAATGTAAGATTTGACCTCCTCTAGGAGTTCGTCTTCATTGTACTTCATATAGAAGGGGGTTTTCCATTAGTATATCAGACATTGCCTGATGTTGCAACCTCACTATACACTTCCACAGGATTCTCTTCGTCAGGAAGATCAACCTTGTCGTCAACCTTAGTGTAGAGATCTAGGAATGCTTGCTTAGTCTCATCATCGAAACGATTCAAGCAAAGTTGCACTGCCTCTAAGCGATCCTTAAAGATAGAGAATGCTTTAGTGATGTGCACAAGTCTACGTGTACTGATCACCTCATCGATGCCACCATCATAGAATGTCTTCCTGATGATGTCTGCCCAGTCTGCAAGACGCTGAGTAAACTCTTTGTCACTGCATACCTTGTCTAGGATCTTCTTCTCTATAGAAGGTACTGGATACTCTTGCTCAAAGGTCAAAGCGAATCTCTCTAGGAATGCTTCATTAAGTACATTAGTACCAATGAACCTACCGTCCTCGGATCCTTTACCCTTAGTGTTAGCAGTTGCGATAACATTAAATCCTACCGCAGGTCTGACCACTCTACCGATTTTTTTGAGGAACACGCCTTTCCCTTCAAGTATGGATTGGAGGCATAGGATTTTGTTACTAGCCAAGTCAATCTCATCGAGTAACAAGATTGCTCCTCGTTCGAGTGCTTCAATGACAGGTCCGTTATGCCAAACAGTTGACCCATTAACAAGACGGAAGCCGCCAATAAGATCGTCTTCATCAGTTTCAATAGTAATGTTTACACGTACAAGTTCTTTACCCAATTGAGCACAAGCTTGTTCTACACCAAAGGTTTTACCATTACCAGAGAGTCCAGTAATAAATGTTGGGTAGAATGTACCAGACTTAATGATTTTCTTAAGTCGATTAAAATTACCAAACGATACAAAGTTTGGATCTGGATCTGGTACTAAATTAACTTGCTCTGGAGCAGTTGCAGGGATACCAGCAGGCTTACTATAAGTTTTCTCTAGTGCCTCTTTAACTGTTAGATCCCAAGTGCCACGCTTAACCTTAAAGTCATTTAACTTATTAGTGATGGCACGATAACCTACTCCAACCTTTCTAGCGTACTTCTTAACTTCTGTAGCAGTAATGTGAGTACCAAACTGATCACGGAGATCGGAGATAACGGTCATAGTAAATCTTTTTGTGTATGTAACTATTATAGTAGGAGGAAGGGGTGTTGTGTACACCCCAAGGACAGTTTGTTAACTGACCATATCCACGAAGGATGAGAGTATCTTTTTGTTGACACTCTTGTTTCCAAGAGACTTCTTGAAAGCAGTTCTGATCTTAGCCTTAGATGCTCCTTCATCAACCTCAAAGTCAGTATCAAGACTGAGAGACCTAGTGGACATCAAGTAGAATTCATCATAACCAAGTTTCTCTTTGATGATAAGAGACTTCTCTTTTCTAAATCTTGCCTTGATAGCATCTCGCTCGTATCCATTGTACCCACAACTATAAGAGGCGTTACGAATCCAATAACTAACATCTTTACTCTCAATAAGTCTAAAGCATACGAAATTACAATCAGGATAAGATTCCTTAAGATCCTTAATGTAGGTAGCAAGAGTATCCATATAATTATTCGCAAAACGAGGAAAAACACGTCCCGTCCTATTATTGCGTAAAGCCGAACGGTGTTCAACTGTTCTCTGACTGAGTTCGTTATCTTTTCCATAGAGTGCTTTTTTGTCACTGTTATAGGTACCTCCGTACGCTTCTCCATCTGACAAGAGAATAACATTTAATTTTTCAACACCATACTTCTTGCGGAAATAAGGTATAACACTATGTAGAGATACGATAGCATCAGATAGAGGTGTACCACCAAGATAACATCCTAGAGGATATGAAAGTGCTCTAGAATACTCATATGGTTCTGCACTACCATAACCAGAAAAGAATGCTGATAAACGGAAGATATACTTTAACTGCAATTCAAAATCCTTTGCCTTACAATCAGTGGTAATAACATTAACTAGATTAAAGTTATGACCAAAAGCATATGTGTACGGTACACTGCGATTCCAATCAACATCATTTTGCTCGTGGTTGTTTCGTGCCCACTCTGTAGTAAAGATGTAAGCATTGAATGGTATCTGTGCTTTCTTACAGAACCAAGCAATGTTCATTACTTGCTTACACATATCGTGACACACATCACTAATAGAACCTGACCAATCAATCAAAGCTATAAGACCGTGGTTCTTACCGTCAGGTACAATACTTACTCTCTTAAAGATATCTTCATTGTACTTGTAAGTGTGAAGCATTGCAGTGTCTAGGACTCCTGTCTTAGATGTTGTTGCTCTTGCATACGCAGCAGCAGACTTCTTACACTCAAACTCTTTAACAAGATAGTTAACTTCTCTTGCTGCTTCTTTACGATACTTGTTAAATGCTTTATCAGAAGATTCTATAGCATCAACCCAGATCTCTTTTGACTCATAATGCTCCCTACATCTTTGAGTATAAGTCTTGTTGTCAATAACAACCTTATCAATAGGTGCTTTCTTGATAGTAAAGAGATCAATCTCTTCATAATTCTTGGCCATAGAAGCAAGATCCTTCAACCTAGACTCTAATGATTCTAGAGTAGATAAATCTTCTGGTGCATCTGATCCATCAGTAGATCCAGTTTGAGGTAATTGATCTCCATCTTCATCAGATTCGTTACCTTCAGCATCATCACCTTCTCCTATTTCAGATTGAGATTCTGTTTCTCCTTCACCCCAATCAGGTGAACTCTGTGGTTGCTGACTCATCTCTTCACCACCTGCACTCTCAGGACTCTCAGAAGGAGCAGGAGTCTTCTTAACTTGCTCTTCTTCCTTTCTATACTTCCAGAGTGCCTGTGCTGCTCTCACAGCGTCCTCAAAGGTCTCTACTTCTGCTATCTGATCTCTAATGATTGCTTCTGTTGGATTGAAGGGAATGTCTGTATAATTACCGATCTTAAAATGTAGATTGATACGATCGGCGAAACTAAATTCAGTAAGATCACGATCCCAAATAGAGAAAAAATCTTTTTCATTTAACTGTTTATACCCTTCGTAAAATGATTTACGTAAGCCTGGAAACTTACGCTTCATTAGTTTCTCAATACGAACATCCTCTGTTATGTTTATATATCCTTGAGGAACACCCAATTCACTAAGGTCTACGTTTGGTGTAAAGAGTGCGTGACCTACTTCGTGTCCTACCAACAGATCATATATGGTATTGGTTAGATCCTTCCATATAGGTAGTGTCAAAATTCTTGTCTGGACATTGAAGGATGCAGTGTCCACTGCTTTATGCTGTACTACGAGGTTCTCAGTAGCAAGTAGTTTAGCAAGATT